CTCACATAATGGATTGGCTTTAATGTAAAACTTTCTTGTCATTCTCCAACCTTTGCTGTGATAAAAATTACTATTATCATGCTGTCTATTCTGTGGTTTAGCTTTAGGTATCCAGCTTCTATTTCTACCCTTTGGTAATGTTGGCATTATAAATCGTTGTTTAAATTATAAAGAATGTTTTTACTATTACCTTTATTTATTGCTGGTATATCTTGGTTTTTAATTCTTTGTTTAATATAATGTTTTACTTTATGTATTGAAGAAATTCTATGTCCTATTCTAATAAGCATTCTACCATCTTTACATTTATATTCTTTTTCTTTTAATTCTTTTTGCATAACCTCTAATAAATGAATAGTTTTATTTAAAAAACTTTCTGAACTTATATTATTTTCTTTTGTTGTTGGCATATCTTTTAGCTTGATTAATAATTATTTTATTGTCTATTATCTTTTCTCCTAACTTATTAAAAAAATATACTAACTCATCTTTAAACTCATCATTTACTAAGACATGAGCCAATGTACTTAAGATAAACGTTTGTGATTCAAATTCATATTCATTCTCCCATTCATAATCCTTTCCAAGTTCATGCATAATGTTTACAGTTTGAATTAAACATTCAGATGTTACATAAGTAATTTCTTTATCGTTATCTATCATAATGTTATTAAATAATAATACTCTTCATCTACTTTCTTTATATAATCCAAATTCACCCAGTAATCTAATAAGCTATCTCTATCTGTACTCTCCCATATATCATGGCATCCTTTCCTTTCACCCATTGATAAACAATGATAAGTAATATTTTTTTTATCTAATGTTAAATCAGCTCTTCTTGATCTTGGTATTAGATGGCTGTGAGATAATGCAACAGAATGCCCACTTCTTCTGCATCCAGTACAAATAAACAATCTCTCATTAGCTATCTCTTTGTAAACCTTAACAAGCTCTCTTTTTATCTTATCTTGTTTCTTGCTCATTTTATTTCATAAATAAAAATCATTTAATGTTTGTTTATTTGGTTTTTTTAAATACCAATCTATTTCTTTTTTACATTCATCAAATCCTTTACATATTACTGCTCTATAACCTCTCTCTTTTAATGCTTTTATCCAATCCTTTTGATATGTTGTTGCTCTTCCTTTAGCTGTCTTTAACTCTATAAACAATCCATGATAATTATGTCTTGCTTCTGTTATCTGTAAATCTGGAAATCCTTTAACATAGCCAGTTCTCTTAGCCATTTTAGCTTGAGTAATAGATGTTCTTATTCCACCAAGTGAAGCACAATATTTAGCTTTTGGATATTGCATCTTAATGTAATTAACTACGTTCATCTGTAAATCTGATTCACTCATAAGTTGGTAAACTAATGCTTAATGTATTACTACTCCAATAACTAACCTCATTCATAAAATCAGTAAATTCTTTCTTTGATAAAGTAGATGTGCCTTTTAAATAAGTTTCTGTGTATCCTTCCTCATTTAATCTCTCTCTTTGTAAAAATTTATATTGAATAAGCTCTTTTGTTTCTTCTTTAGTATAACCAGTTTCATTACTAATAATATCTACCCATTGCCAAAACAAACTATTCTGATCTTTAGTTCTGTTATTACCTCTCTCAACTATTTTAATAACAACATCTTTTCCTTCCAAAGCAACTAATTGGTCCTGGAATTGTTGTTTATTATTCAATATCAGCTTCCCCCTTTTTATTTCTCCAAATGCCTTCATGCAATGTGTAAATTATTATACAAATCAAACCAATTATTAGTATTGGAAAAACAAGTAATGTTATTATTATTTTCATTAGTTCTTTCATTTTTAAATATAAAAAATTAAATTAATCCTATTACAACAAGATTATTTAAGTTTTCAATATACATATTAAGATGCTTTTCAGTAACAACAGAATCCCAAGTATCTTTAACTTGTAAATCATTATTCTTCCAAAATTTAGATATTTGCTCTTGAGTACCTATTAACCTTATATCATCACCAATATTCTTAAAATCTTGAAATGTTGTGCCATTATCTACTGACATATCATTTGCATTAGTATAACAAACTTGTAATCTTGGCTTTAACCAATGATCTTCTGCAACCAATCCAAGCTCCTTAATTTTATTTATTACAGATTTATTCATCTTCTTTTATTTCAGACAATTCACCAGATTCTATGTTGATTGAAACTTTACCATATTTATCTTCAAATTCTTTTTGTAAATCAGCAAAATCTTTATCCATTTCTTCCATGTTGTGCATTATCTTATGCTTTTGATTTTCTAATCTACCCAATTCAACATGGACTTGATTTATCTTTTGAACTGTTTCTTGTAATGTTTTTAGTTCTAATTTTGTTAATTTTTCTGCTTTCATTTAATTTAATTTATTTGTTATTTTTTTAATATCATTACTAATGGATTTTAAACCAGTTCCGTTTTTACTTCGATAAGCCAATCTCTTATCTCTTTGATGTTCTGAAACCTCTTGATTGTTCCAAATTATTGTCCTCCAAGATTTAAGCCACTTATAATATGTTTTAGCATTTATACTAAAATCATCTGTGTTTCTTACTCCATTCCAAAAAGCCATTTTTACATCTTCCCACAATAAAGAGCCAAATGATTGCTTAAGATCATAAGATAAACTTTGAGCCATTAAAACCTTTGTCTTAGCATCAATATTATGCTGTCCTAAATCAAGATAAGTTTTTGATAATAACTCAACACACATTTTAGTAAGCTCTGTATTATCTATTTTTTTTATCATTATTATAATATTTGTAATTGTACATTTGGTTTATATTCATTTTTATATCTTTTATTAATATTTTTTGGATATTTAAGGCTTTTATATTTTAAATTATTTAGTATGTTTTTTTTATCATTTTTATTTGCTGATATATATATATATCTATTTTTAGGTAATATTTCAATTTTTTTTAATTCTAATTTTTTTATAATTTCTTTTACATCAGCAACCCATTCATACTTAAGCATTATATCATCATATTTATTATCTAATTTTAAAATTTCTTTTAATTTTATCCAATCATCAACATTAACAAAACTAAAGCCAGAATCTTTTCTAAACCAATGTGCAGCAGTATCTTTATAACCAAATATTTTATCTAATTTTTTTGCTGTCCAACATCCTTTATTATCTCTTAAATAATTTGCAATATCAATTCTGTTTATTTTATCTTCATTTAACCTTCTTTTAATTAAAGAAACATTCAATTTATTGTTTTTTTGATAATGACCTAAATTTCTAAAATGAAATTCTTTTCCTTCTTTATTAATAAACATATAACAATTTAATGTTAATCCAGTATATATAAAATTTGTTGCTTGATATATATAACCATTATGGGACATGTTGTTATCACTAAAAGAAACAATAATTTTAGGTTTTGGAATTTTATTAATGCTTTGAGAAACAAAAAAACTTAAAGCATTTTTATCTAATCCTTCATTAACAACTAATCTGTTTAATTCTAAAACTATATTTTTATATTTATCACCACACACAGAAATAGCTAATGTTGAACTTGGGGACATACCATAAGTTATAACCCCATTTAAAATATTATTTTGAAATAAACCAAAAGAATAAATAATGTTTGGCACTCTTTTTGCATAGTGTTTGTTTAACAGCCAATCATAACACAATTCTTTTTTTATAGAAAATACTTTATATTTTTCCTTTATCATTTTCTATTTGTTTTAATATTTTCATTGCTTCATTATGACTTTGAAGATGTTTATCTACTTTACTAATACCAACTGATTGCAATGCCCATTTAGATTCATTTTTAGCCCATGTTTTTAATCTTCTTGATGTTTCCCAAGTTTTCATAGTATCTTTTTTTAAAACACCTTTTTTTGTTGGCTCTGACCAATATTCATAAAAATCATTTAACATTGTTTTTGAATAATCTTTAAAATTCATAACCTCATCAAAAAATTGATTTTTACTATGTTCTTTATTAGATTGATAATTACTTAAGTTATTACTTACTTGTGATGGATTCGCCAATGTTGGATTATCCAATGTTGGATTTTCAAAAACAATATATTTAATACCAATAAAAATACCTCTTTTATTTTTTTCTCTCTCTCTTATTATATAGCCATTTTTCATAAGCTCATTTATTGTTGTTCTTATACTATCTTTACCTTCTTTTAATATAACTTCTAATCCATTTATAGATAAATCCCAATTATCACTTAAGCTTAAAAGCATTGCTAATAAACCTTTTGCTTTTAAAGACAATCTTTTGTCCTTAAAAATACGATTACAAATAGTAGTGTATTGTTTGTTTTTTATTACTCTAACTAT